AGTTCAGAAAGACAGGGGGGGTCGCCTTGTGGCTAAAAAAACGACCGCCTTTGGATGAGTTACACGATTTGCATAGAACTTGTAAATTGGATTCTGACCACATGTCACCGCCCTGAACGCGAGGGATTATATGATCGATGGTTTCTCCTGGCTTGTGGCAGATAGCGCACTGTCTTCCATCTCTGTCAAGGATCGTAAGTCTTAGCTTCTTCCATTTACCGCTATGTAATGCGCGTTCGCTCAATGCCAGCCCTTTATCTTGTAATGATCTAATGCTTTACACATAGAACCATATCTATTCAGATTATATTTAATACCCCACTCTACTTGCTTATATCCATCAACAGTGCTAAGCCATTTAGACCTACCTTGTGGTATGCCGTAATGACTACCATTCTTAGCTTTAGGATTCCACCTAGATTCTCTAAAGTATAAGTAATCTAAACAATAGAACTCATCTAAGTTATTAAGCTGTATAAAGGCCCACTGACGATAATGATTTGTAGTATCAGCTGCAACGGAATAATCTTTTAAAAAGCAACTGCTAAATGCAATTAGCAATAGCGTGGCCCAAACTCTGCGCCTTCCGAGCCTAGCCTTTGGCGGCTCAGCTTTTCGATTTAAGATCGAACGCTTTCTGTTCAGGGTAGCATGCTTTGTCAAATTGATTAACATAACCGCAGGTCAGCAGGCGTGTCGTAGAAAGGCACAATGTTGTATTGATCGATCCAGTTGTGATCGTAACCAGCCTCACTCATGTTTTACCAGCCCATCCATCACCCTTGAAGATCAAGCCAGGTGCTGAGTAAATGCGAGACATTTGTAAATTACATTTAGGACATTCCATGCCGGCAATATCATCATCGTAGGATTTTTGCACTGATCCATAAGTGCCACATTCATTACAGCTGTATTCATAAGTAGGCATCACTTCGCTCCAATCAACTGGCAAGTGTGGCAGTCCACGGTAAGAAACTTCCATCCACCACACTTACTGCATCTGCATATATCACTGTCCGGGATATGCAAAGCTTCGGCTATATTCTTAATACCCACGCAACCGCAGGACATGCACTGGTACGCCTTGAAGCCTTCGGGCGTATCTAATTGCTCTAGCCATAAGAACTCTGTCTTAGTTTTACAGCCATTACATTTGAATTGTGGGTACATTATGATAATATCCTTATTGCCTACATTGGCATTGAGTACAAATCAAGTAGTTACCACTATGTATTAACCTGTCGTCATTACAAGCTATACATAAGTCAGTGGAAGGTGTGAACTTTACCTGGTCGTTTTCGATGCGCTCCAGGTAAGGTCCACCTCTAAGTATCTCTACATATCCCATTTATTCACCCCCTTTACCAGATTCAGAATCATCGGGCCAATACCATGTGCCTGCAGCTGTAAGTTTTGCCCATTTAGCATCACACTGTTCGGCTTTCGGTGCAGTACATACATAACCTGCGTATGGTTTATTTGTGGCTTTGGCGATGCCTTCTTTCTTTACCATATCACCATGCCGGCAAGTAAAACCAACACTAACCACTTCACCAATTTCTGCAATACTTTCGCCAATAGACCAAGCAACAGGAATAGGCTCGTTGCTATTATCTTTAGGTTGTGTGTCCACAATATGTAACGCCATTTCCATCGCAGCTGATTTACTTCCTGGTCTGCCATATTTAGGTTTAAATTGTTCAACTTTGCTCATCTCTTCTCTGGATGCACGTTTGCCCTTAGCTGCATAACCCGCGTTTGCAAGCGCTCTGCCGATCGCTGAAGTCTCGCAGTTTTCCAGTGCAGACGTTGAATTAACACCGCGATCAGAAATGCTCTCACTAGCGAGCCCAGTCGCACACGGCTTCGCATCGGCTTCCGTTTTATATAATTTAGCACTAACAATGTATCTAGTGTCTGAGGCCTGTTCAATTTTTGTTGCCACTCTTCCATCTGGATAATCCTTCCACCATTTTTCTAGTCGGCTCTCGACTGTTTCGTAATCAGCTAAATTAAACATTAGTCAGCCCCCCATGTGAACGCGTTGTCCATTTCTGCATCAAGGACTGATTTGTATATCGAAAGGTAAGCAAGTCCGTCTTTAATACTGTCCTCGTGATTCGGTGATTCACTAAGCCGAGACACCTTGACGAGTGCCATACATAACGCGACTTGACTAGCCGTAACCGGATGGTTGAGGTATGCCGACCAGAGTTCACTGATCCTTTTATGGTTGTAGTAAGGATGACCGTAGACCGCTCCGCGCTCGTGGATCGTACTGACAACATCAGCTAGTAATTTCTCAGTTGTTGTCGGCATTAGTTTTGTTTTCAATCATTCTGCGGTGCATATCCCAGCCGTCTTTGCGGCCGCGCCAGTAATGTGTTTGTTTTGCATTCTCATACATTCCATAAGCCCATATAATTGCAACCATAATTGCAACCCATAACAGGCCAGCTTCTTTTAGATCCATATAGCCCTATCTGTCCGCAAACTTTGCGGTACAGGCATAGTGTTGCACCTGTGTACGACTTTGTGGATTATTTAGGGCGTAGTTTGTATAACGATTCGGTAACGATGTTACCCGTAATACCTGCCCAGTGCGGTAAATGAGCCATCCTTTGAGATCGGCACTAACGTTGGTGTTAGCGTCTTTCCTACGGCTTCTAGTATAGCAATACCCATCTGCCAATTCGCGCTTCCATAGCGTAAATAAGACGCTTTTTTTCTATCCATTAGATTACCTACCTCTACCCCATATAAGGCTCTGTAATGGCTTCCTACGCCCTCTGAATAGGCACTCATGCCCAGTCTATGGGTGTGGCCACATAATACTGATTTACCCCACTTTTTAGCCAGGTTTAGGGCAGTAATACCAGCGTGCTGAGACATATTGCCTTCGTCTCCATGGGCAAGCATCCAGCCTGGTTCAAACTCATAGGCCTCTTTGTGGTAGGTCATGCCCATATCGGCAAACCCCATAAACTTTGGGTACTGCAATTCTGGCAAGCTGATTAAGCCAGGTACTTTTAGAAGAGTGTTGTATAGCCTATCGGTGTGATTACTACGGATGATGTGGCACTCTTTAGAGTACTCACTTAAATCCCAGAGAATCTCCTTAGTAAGTTCGCGATCATCGTGAATGGTTTGCTTATAAGCCAAAGGTGTGCCCTCGGCCCATTTGCTAATTGTATTAAAATCAATTTCATCCCCGACCACCAATACAGAATCAAACTTCTCCCTACGTGCTAATTTAATTACATTCTTTACAGCTGCCTCATGGTGAAAGGGCACCTGTAAATCTGAGATAACGAGGTATCTCTTTGCGCTAATCTTGCTCTTCTTCCGGAGTAGGAATAAATGGGATAATGCCGTCTTCGCCTACTACCCAGTCAGGCATAGAAGATGGACTATCCATTAAAGCCAGTGCTAGGGGCTCGCTAAATCCAGCCTTGCGTGCTGCTTTGTACATTTCATGCTTGGCTATATAAAACATATCTAGCTTAGATAAAGGATCTGGCGATTTACGTACTACTCGCCTGTTGATCTTTTTTCGCTTACGTGTGTTAGCCATGTGATTATTGTCGCTTACTAATAATCAAAAATAGATCATCAACACGCTGCTCTAATCTAGTTAACTGATCTTTCATGCTAGAGCCACCGTTAGGTCGTAACTCGTTTAACCAGCCTTTAATAAGAAAGCGGAGACCCACTAATAAACTTGTTAATACCGCGCATACGCCAGCCCCAAAGCCAGCCCATTCTGCCGGTGTCATTTCGCATCAATGCCATAATCAACTTCTTTACCAGAAGTAGGATCAATAGCTTTTATTAGGGGTGCGACTAAAGCACCTAGAAGAATTGCATATTCTGGCTTAATGTCGCCAACAATAGCCAAAGCAACAGTTATGCCTGATGCTGCTACAGCTCTTAAATATGACTTAATTGCTGCCTTATGTTTTTTGTTAAGTTTCATATCTTTCCCCCTAGTAGTGGTATATCAAACGCTCTGCCATCTTTGTCGCCAGCCTTTGTAAAGCTAACGTGGATGTGTTTTGTATGTTTGTTAAAACCTGAATATTTACGCCACTTAAAATTAAGTATTTTGCTTGCAATCATGCCGTTATGTATTACGTAAGATATGCGCTTATCGGTTTTTGCACAGATTCGGATCTGGTCAGCCAGATAAACCGAGAGCCCCTCGGATGTATCCAGCCTAGAATCAATATCAATGGCTCGCACGCATCCGGTACTGTCTGGATTATGATGCGATTTTCTGGCACTGTGACGAGCATCACCAATCCACCCATCACTGGTAGTGCGCCTATCTGGATACCAGGTAGTAACGGCATCTCTAAGTTCTTCTCCAGCAGCACATAACCAAGGCTTCATTATGAAAGTAGTAAGGCAGCTTCCTCAGCTGTAATACCAAGCCTTGTTAATAGATCAGCCTTAGCAGTTTCTTTAGCATCTGCTTGTGCTGTTTCATTAGCAATTCTTTGAGCCTCTTTTGCCCATTCTTTTTCTAATGCTGCGGCTTCTTGTGTTGTTAAAGGTATTTCAACAATTTCGCCTGTTTGTAAATTGTGTTCGGTTCTAAACATTATTTCACCCCATATAGATAGACAGTGCCGCCAGTTAGATTTCCTGCTGAATTAGAAAATACTAAAGATGTTATTTGTGAACCATCGCTAACAT